AAGCTATTTATGGTTCCCTTATAGGCGATTTTAAAACACTTGAATTTGAATTTATCATAGAACAATTATCACATTTAGGTCATTGCCCTAATTTACTTAATGATGATAATGGTCATTGGGCTATCAGTTCAAATGGTATTCAAAATGTTGTCGCTGGCGATAAACCAGAAGATGTTGAAAATCATTTCTTTACAGAAGCAGAAGAATGGAAAGACACACCAAGAGAAGCGCTGTGGCACTATTTACTTAAAAAATAACGCATGAACAAATTTTTCGATGAAATCGTTGTGGTTCATTTAGAGAGATGCCCACAACGAAGATCAATGGTAGAAGAACAATTAAAGAAATTTGATATTAAATATAGATTCTTTCCAGCCTTTGATGGAAAATTAATAAACAACTCTTCACTTAAAGTGTTAACTCGAAAGCCGATGAAAGCATTTTCATTTGATGGTAAGAGAGCACGCTTTAGTGAAGGCGCTTTATGCTGTGCTATATCTCATTCAGCAGTAATTAGATATGCTCAGATGATGGATTTAAATGGTGTTCTTGTTTTAGAAGATGATGTTATTTTATCTCCAGATTTTTCAGAAAGATTAAAATTGTTAGATGAAGTTCCAGATGATGCTCAAGTTATTTATATAGGTGCAATTGCGTATGAACAAAAATTAAGTAAAAAATATCAAATATCTGAACATGTTTGGGATGTATCAAAAATGGGATTTTATGGAATGCATGCATATATAATAACAAGAGCAGGATATAAACCAGTGTTAGAAAAATTAACAGATATGGATGACACATGTGATGGTTTATTACCAGAAGGTGTAACTGAAGGAAAATATAAAGGATACGGACTTTTTCCATTTTGTGTGTATCAAAGTAAAGGAACATCTGAAATTGATGGAAAAACAAAGTCATTGAATTACACAAAGACTTTATATTCACCAGATGCGAATTTTGAAAATATGTGTGGATATGATAAGAAAACAAAGACCAATATAAAGGATATAACATCTGAATATAGTTATGAAAAGAAACCTAAAAATTTATTCTAAATGAATTATACAAAACCAGACGATAAAGATCATGTAGATAGTTATTCAGATTTATTATTTTGTTCTCTAATATTTAGTGCAGCATTAGGGACTGTTCTTAAAGAAGGAGAAGGCATTTTTATAAAATTAAAAGGAGATGAACTCGAATTAGAACCAGATGTAAAACACGTTATTATTTGGAATAGTGGAACACGAATATCTATTATGGATGCCAGCGAACGTGATGATTTAGAAGAAGGAGATAGAATTCAAATGATAGATTTAAAAAATATAACTAATTAATTATGAATAAAACATTAGAAGAATTAGAAAAAGAATTAGAAGAATTAAGAAAAAGTAATCATAATTCTTGGATGACATACGGAAGTGAACTTTGTGCTGGTGATATGATAGGTCAAGAAGAGAAATTAGAAGAACAAATTAACAAATTAAAAGAAGAAAAAGAAAAATTAACTAAAGATGAAATTTATAAACTTGTTACAGAAAAAGTTAATCCTGTAATAAAATCTTTAGCAGAACATAGAGATGGACCGTCACCCATAGAAGAATACGGCTATAACATTTGGTATGTAGAAGCATTAAGAACAATATGCACTAATGTTTTTGAAGAAACTTATGCACTTTGTAACGAAAATAAAACACAAAAAAAATGAAAATTAAAGCAGCAGAACATTTTAAGCCATTTAATCGCATTAATGAAAATGTTAGATATGATTTTTTATATGTAGAATCAACTTATGCAGGTGTTTTAGCATCTTCAAGAGAAAGACTTCATACTGAAGAAGAACGTTTTATTCAAAATCATAAAGAACAAATCGAGAAATTAAATCATGGAGAGCCTTATGTGATTATTAAATCATACGATAAAGATTTCTTAGAATTATTGAATAAAAGAGTATGTATGACTCAATTGTTAACTGAAGATTGCCATACATTAGGTGTTATCTGGTATGATGATGGTTCAAAAGATATAAAGGAATCGTTGTTAGAAGTTTATAGCCAAATAGATTGGGCTCAATCAAAAGAATTTGATTTTTAAAAAATAAAATATGAAAATAGCACTAATTTTAGGAAGAGGAATCGAAGGCGCGGGTATTACTCGATACATAATCGAGTTATCTGCCTTTTTATTTAAACATGATATAGAACATAAAGTTTATGTCGTAGATGACAAGAAATGGGGACGAGGTAAAGCTCAAGATATGCCGTCTTATGAAAATATCACTGAAGAAAACATTGGAACAATATCAGATGAACTTAATAAATTTGATTATGTTTTCGTTAATAGTGTCCCAAGTATAAAACATTCAGAATGGGCTATTAAAGGATTTCTTCAAATGGTTAAAGATATTCATACTAAGAAAATTATATTCCAGAATGATCATAAAATTGCGTCTATTCACAGAAACGCAAATTTCTTTGAGATATGTAATCTATGTGACGGAATCGTAAGTCATAGTATAAATTCACCATTCTACAGAAAGTTAGTTGAACTATTTGGTGATAGCGTTCGTTCTAAGTTTATACAATTACAAGTTGGGTTTAATTTTGCACAACTTGCCAAATATCGTAAAGAAAATCACTTAAAAAAGATCACCTACTTAGGTCGCTATGCCACTTTCAAACAACCCGATAGACTGTTCGGGTTCCTCCCGTATGCAAGCCATAATGGCCTATTACTTGAAATGAAAGGCGTTGAAAGATCACTTGGTGCATTAAATATCTTCTATGATGACATAGAAAAAAGGATCCCAAGACATGATATGATCGAGGTAAATAGGAAAGCGATCGAGAAGGGATTAGTTATCGACAATGACAAAAGAGATCTTAGTAAGATCTACATCTTTGGCCCATATGATTACGAAGAAGGCATAAATAGTTTAAGCTCCAGTTTAATAGGATGCGATTTCTATCATTTAGCGGCTGATTCTTATGGAAACAATTTTGAATATTGCCAAATTGAAATAATTGGTGTGGGATGTGTCCCGCTATTTGATTCTCATTGGGCTGAAAATTGTTGGGTATATGACGGAAAGGGCAATAATACTGGTAAAAGATTTATTGATTTAGATACATATGGACTTTTTCTTAAAAAAAATTTATCAAATATAGAAGAAATAGTAGATAAAATAAATGATATTTGGAATAATAAATCATTACATAAAAAATATTTAGAATGTTCTTATGAAATAACTAAAGCACATTGTGATAGTGAATGGATATTTGAAAAATTATTAAATGACATTCAAAATATTCAAAAATCAAAAATAGTAAAAACTAAATCATTATTTTAATATGGAAACAATAATAGAAAAATTAGATTCTTATCATTTTGAATTAAAAGAGAGAGTTGATAATTGTTATGCAACAATAAAAAAATGCAATGAAGAACTACAACAAATTAGAGAAAAAGAATGTAAACATCCTCAAACAGAAAACGTTAATTATGAGTGGGCTCCAGCTCATATGTATCCAGCAAAAGTTTGTTCTGTGTGTGGAAAAGTAATAAAAATTCTTTGGGATGAAGATATAAAATGGGAAAGTAGAACTGTAACAACAAATAAATAATAAATATATGAAAAACTGGACGATTGAAGAAACCAACGAGAATCTTGTATTTAAATACAATAGTGAAGTAAAAATGTTATTTACTCCAAATGGAGAGATACATGTTGATAAGGATTTAATAATATATTCAAAAAAAATTAATCCAAATCAAGATAAATTAAGTACGATTTTAAGTAAATTTTAAAATATTATGAAAAAACAATTAATTATTCTAGTATGTTACATAAATTTTGGTAGCATAACAGAACAAAAAACCTTAGAAAGAATCAAATATTTTAAATCAATATTCGATGAAACTTTTTCTGAAAAAGTTCAAGAAGAAACTGGAACTATAATAAGAACTTTAGCTTTTCCAGTCAGAGATCAATATTCATCTGTAGAATGCGTTTATCCAACCGTTTCGCAGATGACAGAAGAAGATATGAAAGGAATATTTGATAAAATAGATGAAGTAACAAACATGATAAAAGAATTTAAAGAAAATGACGCCGATAGATTTACGAATTAAATATAAATCTGAAACGGGTTTTGTTGCAACGTACGGAAAAGATTCATCTAAACATTATAATTATAAGGGTGGATTAACGCATGAATATGCTGAATGGTTAGAAGATGGATTTACTCAAAGAAGAATATTTTATAAATTTGATACAGGGTTAAACGCAACGTATTATAAAAACTATTTTATTCTTCATTACACAAAAGGTTATAAAGAATGGTTAGAAAGAAAACGTTGTTTAGTTCTTACAGTTATAGAAAAATTACACGACCCTAATATAATAGTTCCATACATATTTAATAATGAGTCTTATTAATGAAAAATACGAAAAAGTAATCTGTATCAATCTCAAAGAGCGCCCTGATAAGTACAAATTTATAAAGGAACGATTTGATAAATATGATATTA